AGGAAATGAACTTATCTAAACATTTGTTACCCGCTTCGGCGGAGAAAGAGCGTGCTCTTGAAGTTCAGGGAGAATCTCCTCCCATCCCTCCTAAAAACAACCAATTTGACGGGACTGACTCGACTCATGTCTGTCCCGAAGTTGTGGCCAACCTCACTCGGACGAACCAAGTCTTCATCTTTTCGGATAACGATGGAGCACAAGTTTCTAAGGCTAAGCACAGCCGGCGGCACAAGGTAAGGGAATACCTAGCGCGCCACACGTTTCTTGTTTCGAAGAAGGCAATCAATGTCACAAACAAACCGGGGAAGTTCACCCTTGCGGAAATACGCAGTGAGATTGACAAAGACATCTCGAGCTACAAGTGGTTCTGGCAGACCAACTTCAACCCCTTCTTTTTTGGGGATCCGAAGAAGCGCACGCCAGAACTCTTGAAGCAGGAATTGAACGACTTCGGGAGGCGTTACACGCACGTTCGAGAGGTTGCTGTTTACAGTGAGCTTGTCGAGCACGTGCTCCGAGACCCCGCCTTCTTGGCGCGCGGGTCCTCTCTCCTCAGGGATGGCGTTGTGTCACAAGTCACCCTGCTGTTGATTGACAAACTTCTTTCGCAACATCCGCACGCACAAACCTTCTTGGAGGACACGTGCAAGTGGATGGATACCAAATGTCACCTAGTTAACCAGGTGCATCTTCGTGGGCTTCGAGCCGAGTCCATGAAGGTGAAGGTGCCCGGAAATGCCACACTGGTGGATTTTCGGAAAAGGGCGCGTACTATGGATGTATCACCCCGCGCGCCCTCTTCAAAGCCAAAACCATCGACGCGCAAATTGACCCCCTATACTGCTACAATCAGGGGTTTGTTTGCGTGAAAATGGCTGATGGGGGGGATAACCCTTATTGGGTTCACGGTCGCATTTGCTTCCCTGAACCCACTCCCCTTGAGCTATCCTTGTGCAAGAAGGATGGCTCCTATTACAGTTTTTTCGGCCCGTGCGCCGCCGATTCTGGAATAGTGTATAGTAACTCTAATCTCAATGTCTCACTGGGACTGCAACGCCTCACCAAGATTCGCGTTCCCCTACTGTATGGTTACGACCAATACCTGCAACTCAAACAGGAAATGTACATCAACACCCTCACCTCTTTTCTACACACACTACAATTGTCCTACCACCAAACATTCTTCGATTACTCCAATATGATCGACGAGTGTGAGGAACACCACGCAGACCCGCATCAGAAGAAGATGCTTCGGGTCGCCGCTCGAGAAGACCTACTTAGCGAGAATTTGTACTTCGACAACACCTGGATGTCTCTAGGTCGCAAGACGCAGTACAAGCTCAAAACTATGGAGGTTGCAAAACCCGGAAAGATTCCGCGTCTCATTGGCGACCTTGGAGTACACGCGTCTCTGCAGGGGTTCCGGCTGACTAAATATATGAAGTTAGCCATGGCAAACAACACCATCCACATCAATGGTGGTGCTATCCACTTCTGTCCTACACCAGACCCTTTCAGTCTGGAAGAGGTATTCGACAAACTTATCAATCCTCCTGGGCGTTTCTATTTTGTTCTGTTTTCCGACGACTCCTGCCTTGCCTACCGTTCCGGTGACAAGGTATTACGGTTCAACATAGATATTTCCAGTTGTGACGCATCTCACACCGAAAGCCTATTCATGGCTATGCGTTCCCTTTTTCCTGTCGACCTTCAACCAGAGGTCGACCAATTGATTGATCAGTGTCGAGCACCTATTACAGTATATGACCGCAACGTCCCGCGTGGCTTCCCAAAGCGCTCCGTAACGCTAAAGCCTAAGACGCCGCGGTTGTACAGCGGTAGCACCCTAACCACCACCATCA